TGTCCTCGACTTCGCAGAATCTCACCTTTACAAACTCGTGAAGGAAGGCAACCCAGCAGCGACGATTTTCTTCCTCAAGACTAAAGGCAAGAAGCGCGGATATATCGAACGGCAAGAGATAGAGGTCACCGAGAAGAAGCCGCTCTCATGGTTGGATGAATAAACTCCCCGCGACATATTACCACGTTAAAGAATGCAAGTCGAAAATCCAAGTTCACCAGGGCGGGACACGATCCGGGAAGACGTACTCCATTCTCACGGCACTCATTGAGCTTTGTCATAAGAACTCGGGGCTTGTCATCACCATATGCCGAAAGACATTCCCAGCACTTCGAGCAACAGCGATGCGGGACTTCTTTGAGATACTCAACAATGAAGACATCTACAACCCCGACCTCCACAACAAGAGCGACGCAACGTATCAACTCTGGGGGAATATGGTTGAGTTCATCAGCATCGACCAACCGCAGAAGGTCAGAGGACGCAAGCGAGACGTTCTATTCATCAACGAAGCCAACGAAATCAACCTCGAAGATTGGCGGCAACTCCTCCTCCGAACAACGGGGAGAGTCTTAATCGATTACAACCCATCAGACGAATTCCATTGGATATATGAAGAAGTCATCCCACGAGAAGACGCAGAGTTCTTCCGAACCACGTACAAAGACAACCCGTTCCTCCCTCAAAGTGTGGTCATGGAAATTGAGCGGTTTAAAACAGCAGACGAGAACTTTTGGAAAGTATACGGTCTCGGAGAACGAGGAACATCAACAGCAACCATCTTCACCCACTGGAAAGAAATAAATCAAATCCCAAATGAATACAAGCTCCTCACAACGGGCGTTGACTTCGGATATACAAACGACCCAACAGCCATCGTCCGAGTCTATACAGACGGACACGGCTTCGCAGTCGACGAACTCTGCTATGCGACAAGACTTACAAATGCGGATATTGCAAAAGTCCTCCGAGATAATCAAGTCAATCGATCGGATGTTGTTATATGTGACTCCGCAGAACCCAAGAGCATCGACGAGATACATGCTCACGGATTCAATACTCACGGAGCAAGAAAGGGAAAAGATTCGGTTAAAAATGGAATCCAGTTCCTCCATTCGCGACCGCTTCTTGTCACGGCTCGGAGTGTAAACCTCATCCGGGAGCTTCGTAATTACAAATGGAAGGAAGACAAGAACGGGAAGCAACTGAACGAACCTGTCGATTCATTTAATCACGCGATTGACGCGATGAGGTACGCAATCACATTCAACCAAACGAACCCGAACTTCGGTTCTTATGCTATCGGCTAGAAAAGAAAAAAGAAAAAAAATGTGTTTTAGGGTTGGATAACTAAAAAACTTGCGTATCTTTACACCATGACAAACGCAAGCAAATTAGACATTCAGCCGGGTACTCAAGTAATGGTTATCACGGCTTTTGGACATACATATCCTGGAGTGGTAAATAAATCGGAAAAACACAACGGAAAAAAATGGTATGAAGTAACTTGGAATTTTATGGATTTGCCCCGCGAACAGAATTAATAATTGATTACCGTCTCATTCTTGCTTGATATAATAGCACAACAACAGAAGCCCCTCACGGGGCTTTTTTTTTGCCCTAACTTTCGGGCTACCCGCACGATTCACGCAAACCCGCAAGATTCACGCATTTTTCACGCATTCCATTTTGGATAAGGAAACCAAACAAATCAAGTTATTAGAATGATGGAACTCAAACTCCCGCACCGATGGTCGGATCTCTCACTCGGAGAACTCCAAGTCATGATGACCGCAGACAACCCCCTCGACAAGATATCCATCTGTTCGGGGTACTCGGTGGAGAAACTCCGGGCGATGCCTCAGAAGCTAATAGAAGCCGCTTCAGCGCATCTTGACAATCTCCTCACCCAAGAGACTGCACGACACGAGAAAGTCGTTGAGATGGACGGAAAACGCTTCGGGTTTATTCCGAACTGGGATGAGTTTACAGCGGGTGAATGGATCGACATGGAAAACCACCTCGAGGATTTTTGGGCAAACGCTCACAAAATTACCGCTCTTCTCTATCGGGAAGTGACCTACGAACTCGGAGAGAAATACGAGATAAAGAAGTACACCGCCAAAGAAGACGCAAGCCTCTTTGAAGAGATGCCGGCTGACTTGGTATCGGGGATGCTGCTTTTTTTTTGGACTTCCAGAAATCAACTGCTTCACGATATGCAGTTCTCTTTGCTGGAGGTGGCGGACAAAGCGATCCAATCGGCGAAAAATGGGGATGGTACCATCTCCTCTATTCCCTCTCCGGGGAAGACATCCTCAAGATGGACGCGATTACGGAACTCCCTGTTCAAGTCGTATTCCAACACCTCAGCTATTTAAAAGACCGAAGCTCACATGATCACGTTCAATAACATCGTAGAAAGGTTCGAAGTATTCGCAACGAATCACTTCTTCATTAAGTCATTCTCTTTCGGCTCTCCGGATGATGTAGACCTCGCAAAGTTTACCGAGTTCCCACTCATGCATATGGTTTACACTGGGGCAACATATGACACCGGGACGAAGACTTACAATATCGAGGTATATATCCTTGACGTACCAGCAGACAAGAGCGATAAGGTAGAACGACAACGGGAGGTCGTATCGGATGCGGAGCAATGCGCTGAAGACATCATCGCAGATATCCGAATGGGCGGGAATATCTTCACCTTTGCTCAAGACTATGAAGTCGTAAACGCGACAACGACACCGCTCGAAGAAGAGACTAAGAACGTCCTCTCGGGTGTTCTCTTGGATTTGTCGGTTGCGATCCCTTACGAGTGGGACGCTTGTAACGCTCCAATTGATGGAGTCAGCCCTGAGGGTGGAGACGAACCTTCATACGCTCGACGCGGCTTCTTGCGTATGTTGACGCTCGATGGCTCGACCGATGTTTTGAGCGTTCGCACAATCAAAGTCACCAACGGCACCCTCACCGATGATGGAGACGGGGTAGTAACCTTGAACACGGGAGGAGTTGAAACCCTCGACGACTTGACCGATGTTGACATCATCAGCCCGGATCAAGGCGATGTTCTATCTTACAACTCGGGCGTTCAGAAGTGGATGGTCAACGGAGGGCTTCAAGAGCTTCTCGCGCGCTTTAAAGCAAGCGGAACGGGTGCGCAGATGTACGACACCCTAAACGATACAACGAAGGGCTATATCGACATTCTAGCCAACAGCGCAAAGATGAAAGTCAACCTTTCGGGATTGACCGTTACCGAAGCCTCTCCAGGTGTTTTATCGTTTGCAGTTGCAGCGGGTACCGAAGGGAACGAAGTCGAGTTCGAGGCGATGACTATCGAAGGAAGCGACGCTCTTTCTACTATTGCAGACATCAACTTTAAGCAAGGGGCGTTGACATATTGGGAGAATGCCACAGGTAAGATTTGGCTACGCGCTCCGAACGTGGGAAATATTACCGTCCTATTTCCAAGCTCAACGGGAACCCTGGCACTTACGACCGATATCCCGAACGTACCTGTCGACTCGGTAAACGGTCAAACGGGCGTTGTTGTATTGGATACGGGAGACATTGACGAGAACGGGAATCTCTATTATACAGAGGCACGGGTTGCAGCGAATGCCGCTGTTGCAGCCAATACAGCGAAGGTGGGAATAACACCAACGCAAGCGAGCGAGATAACAGCCAACACCGCAAAGGTTGGGATCACTACCCAACAAGCCGCAGACATAACCGCAAACAATGCGAAGGTCGGAATCACACCGACTCAAGCGGGAGAGATAACCGCGAACACGGCAAAAGTGGGAGTCATTGCGGGAGGTACTTCGGGGCAAGCTCTCGTAAAGGCAAGCGGTACGGATTACGATACGGAGTGGGCAGATATTGCAATTGACACTCAGTATCACGATCGCTTCGCAACAGACGCGGAGACATTCCGAAGCGGAGCAACGGATACAGTCGAACTTTATTACACCGCCAAAGCGGACGGGGACGGACTCGCGGAGAGCGCAAGCAGCGACACCCCAACAGCGGGCAAGATTATCAGGAGAAAGATATATTACTCCGAGGCTGCGTTCGCGGACCCCGACACGGGGACTTGGGTTGAGTTTACACCAGCACCCGCAGACGATGCGTCTTTTGCTACGGTTAAGGCGGCTCTTTTGGAGTATCTCAAAGCGAGGACGGGCGGCACGGTTCCAATTAGCCTCAAGCAAACCTGGGAGGAAGTAACAGCCGCACCATCGTTCACGGGGTTACTCAACGAAACGTATGGCAGCGGAGCGGAGGCGGCGTACTCAACGCGAAGGTTGAACGGAAATGTCACGGAGTGCATGGTCATTCGCAGGGCATCGGATAGCACGACCACAACGATAGGCTTCGACGGTTCAGGCAATATCTCGGAGGCAGATATTGAAACGTTCTGCACGGGTACGAGTTGCACGGTCTACCAATGGCTTGACCAATCAGGAAACGGGAACCACGCGACAGCCCCAAGCACGGGAGAAGAACCGACGATTTACACAGGCGGGGCGTTGGTGAAGGAGAACGGAAAAGTGGCTTTAGACTTTGATGGGACAAATAATTGGTTAGACCTTGGAACGAATCAACTTGGAAACACTGAGCTTTTTGCAGATAGCGGAGATGCATTTAGCATCTATCAATACGCAACGATTGACACGGAGGGGACTGTATTTAGCAAAGCCGTAGCAAACAACTCAAGTAGAGATTATCAACTGTACTATCAAAATGAATGGGCTTCTTATATTCGCGGAGCTTTTACGTTGACGGGTATAACAGAAAAAAGAATGCTCGCTTCTTTTGATTGGAATGGAAGTAGTGCAGCGGCAACTTTCAACGGAACAAGTCAATCCATTAACATTGGAACGGCAGCGAAATCGACACAAGACATAAACATCGGGAGCCGTTCGGATGGTGGGTTTTTACTTGACGGCAAGAATCAGGAAATAATTGTTTACGATTCTTCGAAATCTACAACCGACCGCACAGATATCGAAGAAAACATTGGCGACTACTTCACACAAAACACGCCACTGCTCGACACGTACAGCGGTGCATCGGCTGCGTATTCATTGCGACGGCTTTCGAGTACATACACAGGTGACGCGGTAGAGGTTTACAACGGGAGCAGCTACGCGGATATAGGGTTTAACGTATTCGGTGAATTGGATACGGTCGCACTCGCAGCGCATTGCGGGAGTAATGACGGGTTTGTATCGAAGTGGTACGACCAGAGCGGGAATACGAACACGGCAGCGCAAACCGCGACGGCGAACATGCCGAAGATTTACGACGGGACTACGGGCGTGGTGACGGAGAACGGGAAGCCTGCTGTTCAGTTTGACGGTTCAAATGACTATGTTTCCACAGCTGACTTTACCGCAGAAGCACAGCCGTTTTACTTTAGTCTAGTAATCTCTCCCGATTCGACTGCGTTAGCACGATTGATAGACACAAATGGAACGGATACAAACAACCGAATAAATGTCACTTTGGACGGGAGTACATACGGGATAAACGCGGGCAATACAATTAGTGGCGGCACAACATCAACAACCCAACAACTCCTTACCGCGGATTTCGATACTACGTCTTCATTTGTGTACAAGAACGGAAGCCAAATAATTTCGGGCGATGCTGGCACACGTAATATCGACAGCATCAGAATTGGAGCGAATAAAAATGGAATCCAAGTTCTAAACGGTACAATGCAAGAGGTTATATTTTATAACTCTGACCAATCCAGCAACCGCACGAACATCGAGGACAACATCAACACGTTCTACAACATATACTCATGAACGGCTACATAATAGTCCTACCAACGGACACGCAAACAAGCGAACGGAGAGCGTACCAAATAACACGCGAACTCTACAACATCTCACGCCCTGTATTGATACAGGCAGACGGGGAAGCGGCTTCGACCGTGTTCGGGATTATCGTACACCCTGACGGAGTACAGAACGCTTTGCAGGTTGATACCGATTACCTTATCAACGTACACCCTGCGGCAACGCTTGAGAAGTTGGTCGCTTGCTTTCCTGAGCTTTCAAACGACGAACGCTTCTCCCTGTCTGCATTTGTCCAAACCAATTCCAAGTTTCCGTTCGGTTATATCGTGCCAAGCGATACGACGATACGAACACAAGAATACATGGAGGAGAACGGATGGTTCCCTGAAAACCCTGAATTATGACAATCGATATATATTATCTCCTTTCTTGGTTGGCTTACTTCGGCACACAAACGAAGTATGATCCGACGTATGATTTGAATGGCGACGGCTATGTGACAATTGCCGACCTGCTCGAATTCTTAACTCTCTTTGGCACGACGATATGAAAGCTATCAAAATACTCTTTCTCGTAGTCCTCGCATTCGTAGCGATTCCCGTTGGGATCGTGTACTCGGTTGGGGAGTCGCTTTACTTTATTACCTCAGATGTCCTCAGAAGCATTTGGAGAGCCATATACGAGCTGTTTCGGGACGTATCGATTATTGTATCGGTAACCGCGTCAAAGTTCCTCAATCGGCTTCTAATGGATTCAGGTGTTCCTTTCGGGAATCATTCCGTTTCCGCAGTCCTGGGAGCCAACCAACGAGAACGAACGCTCACGGGTCTCGGTTTATGGCTGACCTTGTTACTCGATAGCATCGAGAAGAACCATTGCCGCAAGGCATCCGAACGCGCGAGGATATGAGTAAAGTCAACGAGACACTCATCGCGTTTGCAGATGACATCCTCAAGAGTGCGAAGAGGCATCTTGGAGGGCGTAGAATCGGCAAGAATAAGAATTACGGAGTCGCTACGGGTACGCTAAAGCGGTCATTGAATTATCGCGTCCGGGTACGTGGAAACGAGATACGAGAGATAAGCTTCGGAGCCAAAGGCAAGGCGAAGAAGTACGCTCCATTCATTCACTTTGGAGTGAACGGCACCCGCAAGAATCAAGGGTCTCCATTTACGTTTCGCAAGCAACCTCCCTCTTCGGTTTTTGTGAAGTGGATCAAAGCCAAAGGAATCAAGCTCAGAGATGAGAAGGGACGTTTCAAGAAGAACACGAAGAGCAATATCAACTCCGCTGCGTTCCTCATGGCTCGCTCGGTCAAACGGAAGGGAATCGTCGGACTTCGGTTCTACGAGAAAGCATATACAGCGGTGAACAAACGATACACGAAGAAACTCGGAGCAGCATTCGCGGAAGATATCGCGGGTAAATTCAAAGCAAACCTCGGAAACATAACGATCAAGAACTAATGGCAAACTTCGTATCCAACCCTTCTGCAACGTTTACGGTAGCGGATCAACATCTCATCTACCAAGCGGAAACAGGAACGACGATCGATGATAACTTTCGTTTTGTTTATACGGTGTATCAAGACTCGGTATCACCCTCTAGTCTGCTCGGTAAATTCTACATCACAGCGAACACGAATGAATATGGTTTTTTCAACCTCTCGGAAGTGGTACGAGACTTGTGCGTTGTCGATGTAAAAGAAGAGGGTTCAAATAACCTCATCCATTCTTTTACGAGTAACTACTTCACGAGGAGCAACGACAATATCAAGAAGTTCATTGTCGGAATTGGCGAGTGGAATGGAACTACCGAGACGCTCGACCAAGTAACTTCAACCATTCATTTAATTGACGGACATTTTCAAATAAATGATGGATTTGAGCCTTCGTTCTCCGATTATTACGGGACGGCATCTGGCAGGACGTTTTGGCTCACGAATAGAAGGGATGTTGGAAATACCATTACGATAAATGCAGACATAGAAGATCAAGGCGTTGTCGCTTTCTTGAATCGCAGCACGATAAGCCAAGCCGAAGACTTCGTCGTGAAGGTTTACGACTCATCAGATACGCTTCTCGATACAATCGATATTGCTATCAACACGGCAAACGGGGCGCAACTTCCAAGCGCATCAAGCCCGACCAAAGGCTTCCTCTGTTATTTTGGAATTTATCCGGGGAACATCGCTGAGATTGACGATATATTCAACAACAACCCGACGTGGGCATATTACGAGGTAACCCCATTCAGCTCGACACCAACTCAGAAAGGGAACACGATGCGTATCAACAACAAGTGTACTCCAGCGAAACAAGACAGCGTCCAATTAGGATGGACGAATTCGGTCGGGGGATGGGACTATCTTCGTTTTGAGGGGAAGAAACAAAAGACGGTCTCACGCGAAGAGAAGACGTATCGAAAGCTCGTCGGAGATTACGCGGGTAATGCGTTCACGTTTCAAGACTTCGATAGAGAAATCACTCCCTATCAATTGGAAGCGAAAGAGACCTATCAACTCAACAGCATCCTCACCATTGAGGAGGTAACGTTGCTTCAATATTGCATGAGGTCTAAGAACGTAATGCTCAGGCTTCCATTTGACGCTAAATTGACGAACGGATGGGTTCCGGTTACGATCCAAACGAACTCGATGCAAATCGAAGAGGAAACCGTCTCGAAGGTGTTCATCACTTCGTTTAATGTTGAACTCGCACAAACTATCCGATGCTGAGACTAACCCTTGCAGGAAACGAAATCGAACTCTACGAGAACGAGCCGGTGAATCTGAGTTATCAGTTCTCCGATATTCAAGATATAAACGCTTCATCCTCGAGCTTCTCGCAGACCTTCCGCGTACCTCTCACGAAGAAGAACCAAGATTACTTCGGGGCGGTGAATGAGTTCGGTCTCATTACTACATGGGATCCGAAGGTAAAAGTCGATGCTGAACTCACTTACAACACGATTCCGGTCATGCGGGGCTTTGCCCAGGTCAAAGCGGTGTACGTTCAAAAGGGCAAATATGCAGACGTTGAAATCGCGGTATTTGGTGAGACGGCGAATCTCTCTCGGGATATCGGGGACGGGATGTTGTCTGACTTGGATTATAACCTCGACCACGCATTGACAGACACGAATATTTTAAATAGTTGGGCGGGTACTTTGCAAAGCGGAGACGTTCGATATGGTGTAGTTGATCGGGGTCAAAATTGGTCTGGTACTTCAACCTTTGTTAGTCCTGCTTTATTGCGGTCGGATGTGACGCCTTTTTATCGCGTTTCAAAAGTATTCAATACCATAATGACCGAGGCGGGATATACCTATGACTCGAATTTCTTTGACGCTCAAACGGGGTTTGAGAGTATTGATGACCTCTACCTCTTGGGCAATCCGGGAGGTCAAACAACAATCGTTGACGAATTTACAGAGAATCAACTTTTTCACGTTGGATTGTCAACAAATCTCGCTATAACAGGGAACGTGTTTACAGTCATTCCGTTTGTTGATTCTGGTAATTTCTTCGATCCCTCGAATCACGTTGCTTCCGGGGTGTTTACTGCTCCGAATGATGGCTTGTATAAGTTTCAAGCGCAATTTAGTTTGTTAGCAGCGTCTACAAACCACACGTTGAAGCTTGCCTTTTTTGTAAATGGAGTGGAGCAACAAACCATCGTAGACGCATCACTATCCGCATTCGACCCTGGCTTCGGAGTGACTTCCGTTTACAGCGTTTTTCTTGATGCTACGGATACTGTTGATGTGCGGTATAAATTTCATACCTCATCAGATACCGCAACCCTTCTTGGTGCTGGTTTGCTTACCCTCCCCACTTGTAGTTTTGAACTTTTCAATGTTGAATTCGCTGAGGGTGAAGTCATAGCCGCTGAGAATATGCCGGAGATGAAACAAATTGAATTTGTCTCGGGGCTTCAGAAGATGTTCAACCTTGTATTTATTCCGGATCGTAACAACCCAAAACATCTGTCGATTGAGCCATTCAATGAATACATGGCGAGCGGTTCTTCGAAGGATTGGACGAACAAGATTGACCTCTCGAAAGACATCACCATCGCACCAACAACCGACCTGCAAGCGAGACGGTACGATTGGACTTATAGCCCCGGAAAGGATTTAATTAATGACATCGTTCAAAGCAATGCAGACAGAACTTATGGGCGTTATCGAGTTGATGATCCAATTAATGACTTTGCTACAGGAACGAAAGAAATCAAGGCTCCCTTTGCTCCTTTCGTCGCTTCTTTAATTCCACAAACGGGGTGGATTATTCACCGGATGTTGCTAAACACAGACAACGAACAAAAGACTCTGGAGAACCCAAAACCGAGGCTTGCTTTTTGGAATGGCTTAGTGGATTCCGCTTATTGGAATTTTGGTAACGCAGGGATTCAAACCCAATTCCCAACGTTTACACCTTACAGCGAATCTCCGAATTCTTTAGAGGTCGACGATGAATCTTTGCTTTATGGCACGGAACGTCCATTCTATCATGTTACAGGAACTCCGCTCAACAATCTATACTATAAATATTGGAGACCATTCGTCAATGAATTGTATTCCTCGGATGCTCGGAAGCTCACCGCCTTCTTCAGGCTCACTCGCTCCGAATTAGCGACGTTCGAATTCTCGGACAAGATTTATATAAAAGACACGTATTGGAGGATTCTCTCGATATCCTATGACGCGACAAGCGAAGACCTTGTCAAAGTTGAGATGCTTAAGGTCTTGGGAGACATCCGGGATTGTGCGTTCTTACCGTATGAATTCAACAAAGATGGTCGCGTTCGTTTCACCAATACCAGCGGAACCGTAGTTGATCAGGTTAGCCGGCAATGTTGCGAACGCTACGGGTATTCTTATGACAATCTTACATCGTTTTGCTGGACAACACAACCACAATGAGGAATCTTGACAATCATCGTTATATAGGAGAAGCGATCCAATTGCTACAGAACAAAGGCGAGAAAGTAAAAGTCCCGTTTTGGTTCAAGGCGTTGGACGTTCTCATTCTCGTTAGTATCGCACTCATCCCGATAATCACCTTGATATGGCTCGTGAAGAAGAAGTAATTCTAAAAGTATCGGCGGACACAAGCAACCTCGATCGCTCAATCGAAGCCTCTGAAAATGCCGTCAAGAACTTGGGGACTACCGGACAAACGGTTGTCGGTGGATTGGATCGGTTAACGGGCGGGCTTGCTTCGAAGTTTGTTGGGGCTGCGAAAGGTGTTGGAACGTTTATCAAGGGATTGAATCTTACGAAGGTCGCAATCGCTGGAACGGGAATCGGTCTTCTTGTTTTGGCTTTGGGTTCAATCGTTACGTACTTCACGCAGTCCTTTGAAGGAGCGCGAAAATTCAAAGCGATTCTCGCGGGTCTTTCGGCAGGGGTTCAAGTCATCACAGACCGCTTCTCTTCTCTTGGGGGTGCATTGGTAAAACTCTTCTCGGGTGACATCACAGGAGCGACAGAAGCCTTCGGAAGAGCAACGGCAAACCTTAAGGATGAAATCATTCTTGAAACGGCAGCGGCTAAAGCATTGGAAGAGGCGCGTCAATCGTTGGTCGATAGACAAAGAGAACAGCTTGTTACTACGGCAAAAGAACGCTCGGAGATTAAAGCGTTGAACCTCATCGCAGAGGACACGACGCAGAACATCAACGACCGGATCGCAGCGGCGGACGAAGCCGGGGCAAAAGAACGCGCACTCTTTGAGCAACGCAAAGCCAACGCGGAAGAAGAGCTCGCGATTGTAGTAGCGCAAAACAAACTTGCCGAATCAGGAGAGGAAGACAGACAACGAGAAGCCGAACTGCAAGCGGAGGTTTTTAATCTTGCGGCAGAGTCTTTGGAGATGCAAACCACCCTCCAGAACAAACTCAATACGCTCAAGCTCGAATCAATCAATCTCACGCGGCAACAACTGCAAGCCGAAATCGACCTCGCGAATGAGACGGTCGAAGGGATGCAGAAGCGACAAGAGGAAGAAATCAAAACTCTGACCGTCACCCAAGAGACATCCGAAGCAACTCTCCAAACAAGGACGCAAAACTTCGCGGATCAAGTGCTCGGGTCACAGACCACAGAGGAACAAATTCGCCAACAGCGACGAGATACATTTGAGGACTTCAAGAATCAAGCTGAGTTAGCAAGCCATCAAGCGTTGGAATTTGCGGCTATGACTCTGGATATTATGGGCAGCCTGAACACGTTGTTCACCAAAGACGAAGAGAAGAGAGCAAAGAGAAGTTTTGAGATTGGAAAGAAGCTCGCTATCGTTTCAACCATCATGAACACAGCTGAAGCCGTAGGTTCTGCACTTGCCAAAGACGGCACCTTCCCAGGGTCGCGATTCATTGCAGCCGCTGCTGCTGGTCTTGCGGGAGCCGCTCAAGTGGTAACGATCAAACGACAGCAATTCGATGCGGGCGGCGCACCACCACCCCCACCAACTGCACCAAACCTGACCGGAGGAACAGCCCCGGGACAAAGCCCACAGCTCGACCTCGGGTTCTTAGGAGCCGGAGCCGGACAAACGGGCTTCCGGAGTTACGTCATAGCCTCGGAAGTATCGAACAGCCAACAGGCGAACCAACGAATAAACGATCAAGCATCATTAGTAGGATGAACATTATTGAACTCATAATCGACGAAGAAGCGGAACTCTACGGAATCGACGCTATCTCCCTCGTAGAACAACCCGCCATTGAATCGGATTTCGTAGCTCTCAAGAACGAACAGATCCAATTTAAGACCCAAGACAATGAGAAGCGTCTTGTCATGGGTGCGGCACTTATTCCCGATAAACCCATCTACCGAAAGAACGGGGAGGAGGAGTACTACGTCTATTTTTCAAAGAAGACCGTCCGACGAGCGATGGAACTGTACTTCAAAAACGGCAACCAAGCGAACGCGACCCTCGAGCACGAGCATACGTTGAACGGGTTGCACGTTGTTGAGAGTTGGATCGTCGAAGGAGAGCAAGATAAAAGCCGGATCTATGGACTCGATGTCCCGGTCGGTACGTGGATGGTCTCAATGAAGGTCGACAACGACGCGATATGGGAGAAGTACGTAAAGGAAGGCAGCGTAAAAGGGTTCTCGATTGAGGGATTCTTCACCAACAAATATGAACTCGCAAAGGCAACCGTCAAAAAAGACAAGCGATATAAAGAGGGACAGCGCGTTGATATGGAGTCATACAACGATTACCCCGACGGAGTGAAGAACAACGCTAAGAAGGCGGTTGAATGGGCTGAAAAGAACGGCTGGGGATCGTGTGGAACGGACGTAGGAAAGCAACGAGCAAGCCAACTCGCCAAAGGAGAGAATATCAGCGTCGAAACCATCAAGCGGATGCGGTCTTATTTGAGCCGTCACGAAGCTGACCTGGAGTCCTCGACCTCATTCTCTGACGGATGCGGGTATCTCATGTACATGGCTTGGGGCGGAAAGGCTGCTCTTCGTTGGTCGGAATCCAAGCTAAAGGAATTGGAACTTTTGTCGGCTATCGAAGTCGAACTCGGACTTGAATTTGTAAAAAACCACCTAACGAGTAAGGATTAACCTTCTCAAATCGTTATATATAAAAACCCCAGAAGATGACTCTGAAAGAACGCATCTCCGATATCTTCGAAAAGTACAGCGTCGAACTCGCTGTCGAAGAGAAGGAGGAAACACAAGAGGTCGCTTTGATGGCTACAGCCGTCCTTGAAAGCGGTCAAGAAATCCAAACTGACGCGGACGCATTCGCTGTCGGTGTTTCTGCTTTTGTCGTGAATGACGAAGGCGAACGAATCCCTCTCCCGGATGGAGACTACAAACTCCAAGACGGCTCGATGCTCGTAGTAGCAGAAGGTGCGGTTGTTGAGGTAAACGAAGCCACAACAGAACCAGAAGTCGAAGCCGAAGAGGAGAAGGAAGAAGAGATGAAGGCTGAAGAAGTCGAAGCATCTTCTGACGTGTTGACTCGAGAAGCTGTTGAAGGCATGATCGCCGAAGCTATCGAAGCAACGAAGAAAGAATTCTCTTCACAAATTGAAGAGCGAGACGCGAAGATTACGGAGTTGAGCAAGCAAGCCACCCCAAGCATCCCACGCGCACCAAAGATGGAGGCTCCCGTTTCCGTCGATTTGAAAAGTTTATCAATCACGGAGCGCGTTGCCGCGATCCACAATCAATTCTCTAAATAATGGCTAACGCTACAGTAAATGTCGGCACGTATGCTGGCGAAGCGGCACGACCTTACGTTGCTGCTGCGGTTTTGTCTGCGGACACGATCGCGAATAATTACGTTTCAACAATTGAAAACGTACACAGTAAAGCGGTTCTCCGTAAATTCTCAGGTGTAAGCCTTGCGGCAGCCTCTTGCACGTTCACTCCGGGCGCGGCTAACGCATTGACTTTGGGTGAAGCTGTCTTGGAAGCAACCGCGCTCCAAGTGAATGAACAAGTCTGCAACAAAGACCTTCGCGCGACTTGGGAAGGAATGCAAATGCGAGGACAGTCTTCATCTGCTCCCGCTGACTTCACAACATATGTTGCGCAATACGTCGCGGCAAAGGTTGCCGAAGGAGTCGAGCACAATATCTGGGCGGGTAATTGGAAGAAAGACCTCGGAGAAGATGCACCATATGCAAGCTTTACAGGTATCATTCAAAACATCGTTGCTGGCTCACCCGACCGGGAGACTGTTTCTACGTTGCCTTTAGCCGTTGCAACCAGTGCGGCTGGCATTGGAATCCTTTCCGCTCTCGCTCTCATCACCGGAGGCTCAGAAGGCGCACCTGCTACAATCGCGGGAGATCCCAACACTAAGATTTTCATGAGCCGTGGTTCTGCTCAGTTGTATTACCAAGCTCTTGCGGCTACATACAACCTTCCTTTCTTGAACGACGGTCTTGTTGCTCGTTACGCTGGTTATGACATCATTACTCCGGGCGGATTCCCTGACGACTGCTTGCTCATCTCCAAGATTGACAACTTGTACTTCGGAACTGACCTTTTGACTGACCACATTCAAGCGTCCGTTTTGGATTTAACAGGTGTAACGGGTGACGATGTTACTCGTGTTATCATGAAGTTCTCAGGCGGTACGCAAGTTGTCGACCTCAACGGGTTGGCTGTATGGCGTCAGGAGATTGCAGCATAATTCATTCGGGGAGGGGCGTTAAATCCCTCCCCTTAATTCCCTAAAAAATGGCTTGTACAATTACAATCAACGGCAGGGCGTTTCCCTGCAAAGATAAAATCGGGGGAATCAAGCGCGTTTGGATTAAGCAATTCGCGTCGGATGACTGGGTTCAAACAGATGGCGAGGTTGCCGCGAACGCTGCGGGAATTACTCTCTATGGCTTTGAGATTACCAAGAACAACGGATCACTTCAACAGACGGTGAATGCCTCGGTTGAAAATGGTACTGTTTTCTACTCTCAGGTTCTCGAGATGTCTTTGCCCAACTTAACGGAAGGGGACAATCAAGAGATAAAAGACTTGCTGAGTTCTCGTCTAACGGTTTTGGTTCAAGATGTCAACGACAATTATCTCGCTATGGGGGTCACAACAGGAGTTGAGGCAACAGGCGGAACAATTGGCACGGGAACGGCAAAGGGTGACTTCAACGGCTATCAAATCCAATTGACAGCGGAAGAGTCTACACCTGCTCCATTCGCAGACCCAGCTGGCGATGCCAACTTGACTTTGACGGCTGGTTCTTGATTTCATTTTCTTTGGTTAGAATATAAAGGAAGGGGGAGGGCAATAGCCTTCCCTTTTTTGATTCAACATGATACACCTCAACCCAAATAGCGCAGACGAGCAGTTCATCTATTTGACGCTCGCAGAGATGAAGAAGGACTTCCCCGCGTTCACCAATTATCTCATAATTTTGGAGAACATGGCGAGTACCAATAAACAGGCTTTCGTGGGAGATGTCGAAGTCGATAACGCTCGATATACCAAGATAAGCGTTTACACGAACCAACCCCTCGGGGCATCAAGCCGTGTCCTCTTAACCGAGACGGGGCTTTACACATACAAAGCATACGGGCAAAACAGCTCAACGAACCTCAACGCGAACGATGCTTCGGTTGTTGCATTGCTCGAAGAAGGAACGCTCAACGTCACGGGTGCGATTGGGTACGATATACCCGACATCACCATCCCCGATAATTACATATATTACCAGTAATGGAATTAATACAACTCAACCAATACGAAGAGCGATCCTATCGGGAGACAGCTAACAAGATGGGCTTCGTGAATTACGGAGACGACAACCTCTTTCCTCAATACCTCGTCGACCTCTATCATTCGTCCGCTACTCACAACGCATTGTCGACAACTATCGCGATGATGATATTCGGGGAAGGCTTCGACGCCACGACCCTCGATGGAAGGCTTGCTTTTGACCAATGGAATCTGAACGACGAACTCCGAAAGGCTTGTCTGGATTTCAAGATTCAAGGCGGGTTCGCTCTCGAAGTGAATTGGAGCATCGACCGAACCACAATCGCCAACGTCTCCCACCTCCCGTTTGAGAATATCCGCTCGGGCTTCGTCAATGAAGATGAGAAGGTTGAGTATTACTATTATTCAAAGGACTGGAACGATAAGCGCGAAGAGCCTTCGGAGATATGCACCTTCAACCCTGAGAGGAATGTCGAACACCCGACACAGATACTTTATGTAAAGCCGTTCTCTCCAGGGTCGTTCTACTATCCGAAACCCGATTATGTTGGCTCGATTAATTACATCGAACTCGATAAGGAGATAGGGGTCTATCATATCAACAATATGAAGAACGGGATGAGTCCTTCGTTCTCCATCCACTTCAAGAACGGCATCCCACCGCAAGAGGAACGAAACCGAATCCGAATGGATATCGAAAGACAACTCAGCGGGGCGAGTAATGCGGGGAAGTTCATTGTGACTTATTCGGACGATCCCGATAGAAAGCCCGACTTCGAGCCGTTCCAATTGTCGGACGCTCACAATCAATATCAATTCCTCTCGGAAGAAGTTACTTCGAAGATTATGGTCGGACACCGTGTCACCTCTCCTCAGATGTTCGGGGTAGCGGTACCGGGAAAGCTTGGAGGCGGTGGAGAGCTTGAGACAAGCGCGGAACTCTTTGAAGAGAATGTCATCTCAGGCTATCGCGAGGTAGTCATTGAGTCGGTTTATACGCTCATGCGAGCCGCAGGAATCGACGCGAAGGTTGAGCCACTTGGAGCAGCCGTCGAAGAAGCCAACGTCGAACAATCATATACAGGTATTCAAATCAGTTCAGCGGTTGACGTTATCTCGAAAGTCACAACCGGAGAACTCACTCGCGACCAAGCTATTCAAATCCTCGTTTCGATGCTTGGCTTTGGGTTGGAACAGGCTGAGAATATGTTCGCGACCGACTTACAACTCTCAAAGGAAGAGCCGCAAGAAGTGAACCTCGATGGATGCGTCGACTACCTCACCGACAAAGGCGAAGAGATGTCGGATGAATGGGAGTTGATAGATGAATCTCCCGTCGATTACGACCTTGAGAAAGCACGTGACGCGATGTGGGCATTTGCTCGGGTTCCTTCATCGAATCCCAACGGCAAGAGCGAACAAGATACCGAGATTATCAAGGTTCGTTATACGTATGCTCCGAAGTCCACGCAAGAGAGTTCCCGCGACTTCTGTAAAAAGATGGTTGCCGCTGGTAAAGTCTACCGCAAGGAAGACATCGAAGCTGCTAGTTTACGCGCGGTGAATCCGGGCTTTGGTGAGGGTGGGTCAAACACATACGATTTGTTCCTTTTTAAAGGCGGGGCGAGGTGCCACCATTACTTCAGCCGTCAAACATATTTAAGGAAGAACAACAAGAAGATATCTGTCAACCAAGCGAAGAAACTCATCCGAGAAGCGGGAGTCGATGCGAAGCGATTACCCGAGAACGATAAGCGAGTTGCACAACGTCCCGTCGATATGCCGAATGAAGGCTTCATAAACCCCCGATAATGTCACTACAAGCAGAAGTCCTTTTCGTGAATCCGGACTATATCAAGCGGATCACCAACATAAACGGAAGCATCGAAGACGCTTACCTCGTTCCTTCGATTATCCTCTCCCAAGACAAGTACATTCAACTCTATCTCGGTACCGACCTTCTCGAGAAGCTGAAGACCGATATCTCGGGCGGTGGTTTGACGGGCGATTACGCTACTCTAATGAATGACTACGTTCGAAAAGCCACCCTTTGGTGGACGATGGTTGAGCTTATCCCCTCTCTTTATGTCAAGATGGACAACGGCTCGCTCGTTTTAAGGGTATCTGAAGGCACTCAAACCATATCACCGGATGACTTACACCGCGAAGTAGAAAGAGCGCGTCAGAACGCCCAATTTTACACGTACCGAATGTATCAATATCTCTGCAACAACTCCTCTCTCTTCCCCGAGTACAGTTCAAACACGGGTGCGGATATGCTCCCACAACCAGCGGACTACTTCCAGAGCGGAATGAGCATCAGCAGCGGAGGCGTTCCCAATATCGTAGACCTCAAGCAATTCTTCGGATGAGAAAGAGCCGAAAAGAAAACATCACCTTATTGAAAAAGTTCCTCGATGACCTCGACCGAAATAATACTAATGATACTCCCAAGCGCGGTCGCGATCGTGGGAGTTTGGGTAAACCTAAACCGTGAAATTGAGAAGCTCAAGGGGCGAATTATCCGCGTGGAGAGCGATAAAGACGAACTCAAAGACATGATGAAAGAAGTCGTGAAGGCAGTTCACAAGATCGAACTCATGCTCGCGGAACGATGAGACACTTCAAACTGAGAGAATTCGATTCTCCCGACGCTCCCGGCTCGGGGCGTATGATGGACAGGGGCTTTCTTCGGTTGCTCGATGAAGCTCGGGATTGTGCTTCCATTCCGTTTGTAATTTCTTCGGGCTTTCGCACGGTCGATTACAACCGCTCCCTCATTGCCAAAGGTTTACCCGCTTCCCGTAACTCCTCGCACCTCTTAGGACTTGCCGCAGATATCGAAGTCCTCAATTCTCAAGACCGTTTTATCATCATTGACTCGTTGATGGAAGTCGGCATCACCCGGTTGGGCATAGGCAAGAATTTCATACACTGCGATATTGACGAGATGAAACCCGAAAACCGAATCTGGACATATGCATGATTTAATAACCAAAGACCGAGATATTCACGTCCTCCCGTTCGAGTTCGAGAATGCCGAAGACGTGCGAAGTGTTTACCTGCTTTCAGATATTCACTTCGATTCTGTAAAGTGCGACCGCAAACTCTTATTTAAACACCTCGATAGAGCGAAAGAAGAGAACGCGGTTGTTTTGATTCTGGGGGATTTATACGACCTCATGAATATGAAGTTCGATCCGCGCGGCTCTTACGACTCCCTGCGACCAGAACTCAAAGCCATGGCTTATATCGATGAGGTTATCAAGGACTGCACCGATAAGCTCGAACCGTACAAGGATATTATCAAACTCATCGGACAGGGTAACCACGAGACCAATATCACCAAACGACATGGGGTTGATCCTATCCAACGAACGGTGGGCATCCTAAACGCCAACGGGGGGAATATCATCGCGGGTTATTATGCGGGCTGGGTTGTTCTGAAGTGCAGCCGTAACGGAAAGGGAGGGCGAAAGAGTTTCCCGATACATTACCATCACGGGTACGGAGGCAATGCGAAACGCTCGAAGGGTGTTTTGAATGTCGATATTGATATGAAGGATTATCCGCAGGCGGTTATCATTGCACGCGGTCATACTCATCAGAAATGGTATGTCCCCGTTATGCGCGACGTACTCACCTCGAACTTCAATCACGGACAAGAGACGGTTCACGTAGTTCAAACGGGATCATACAAGAAGAAAGACCGTTCTATCGGGTGGGAAGTTGAGAAGGGCTTCTCGGTACCTCGGTTGGGCGGTTGGAAGTTTTCAATCAAACCCTTCGGACAATCATACGACATCCAATGCGAGGAACTCCACTAAAAGAAACAAAGCTCGGACAATGGTTCAAAACAAAAGCACCGAAGGTATTCGACCTCATCGGGGAGATTGTCCCAGGTGCGGACGCTCTGAAGGCGATAAGTGCTCTAATCGACAACACCGAAACCAGCAACGAAGAAAAGATAAAAGCAAAGCTCTTGATGGAAGAGATAGCAAGTGCGGACAGAGCGAACGCAAGGAACCGGGAGATTGAAATAACGAAGAGTCTCGGTCAGAGGGATTGGATGCAAGTCTTTGTCGGTTCGGCTGCTATGATTATCGGAATCGTCATGGTGGTTTGGGCGAAGACCGGGGTTGAGGACAAAGAAATCTTCTTTCACATCTTGGGGTTTGCGGAAGGGACGCTTGTTGGGCAGGTCGTGAATTATTATTTCGGTTCTGCGAAAAAGTAGTATCTTCGAGTTCTGTTTTGTTAGGGTATATACACCCAGTGTTACGTTTGTAGGGAGGGAGGCTCAACGGGGCTTCCCTCTTTTTTTTACGTAAAAAATAAAAATAATTTGCTTTTGTGCTTGGATAACGAAAAAAGTTTTGTAATTTAGCCACATGAACGACAACAAGCAAACAGAACTCAAGCAAGCGTGGCTCACCTTGCATGACCTCCGACAGGAGCAACCCACAAGCCATCGTCTCACACGTACCGCGCTTAAAATGGCGATGGATATCGTACAAGAAAACATCGACTTATGAGCCACAGTCAAGAAGAGAATTGGGTCACGGGTAAGACGCATACGCGCTCCGCATCCGCTTACCGCACTTCGATATGGACTCCCGTCAACCACGAAGATTTTTACAAGAATCGACAGAAGTATATTGACGCGGGATGGCAATCCTATTGCTGGACGAAGGGCGCGGAAGGGTACGACAAGTATTTTGTTTCCAAATTACCGAAGGACGAGTTCGAACATCTCTTGATGGTCGAGAAGAAGTATGCATATTACACCCTGTTTTTTCACATCGATGAAGATTAAACCTTTCAAAATGGACGAGATTAAAGAAGACGTGCTCAAGTATTGGGATTGGGCGCAAGAAGAATTTAAAGGCGAGGATATAGACCGCCTCCGATTCGAAGTGGACTCAGCAGTTACAAACCTTAACAGATACATAAACAATGAATTCAGAAGAAAAGCAATGGGGAAGACCGATATGCGTTCGAAGTAGCGTAAACGTAAACCCCGCGAAGGATTTCAATGACTTCGCAAACAACCTCCGAGATGAAGACGCGGAATTCGACCGCCTCATCTCTCAACTTAAAGAATCCATCCGCAGAGCGCGGACGAAATAAATCCCTAAAACCAAAGAAAATGGGACAATCTAAAATCAAGACCATTCAACCGAATGGCACCTATGACAGCCAAAACGGCTTGATGTACAAGTTCGAAATCCAACTCGAATCCGGAGACAGCGGAGAGGTATCGGCAAAGAGCCAAGACCGCTGGAGCGTTGGAGACGAAGTAGAATTCGAAGTCACCCCGTCAAAGTGGGGCGACCGAATGAAACTGACGAAGCCGGGGTTCACCCCGAATCAATCGAAGGCAAACAACCCTGACATTCAAAAGAGGATCGACGCAAGTTGGGCAATCGGTCTCGCGCTCAAGGAAGAGAGCGACCCGGAGAAGATTCTCGAAGCGGCTGAGTTCCTTTTGTCCATCCGTTCAACCCTTATCTCGAAGCTATGAAGAGTAAGCGATACACAACAGCGGAGGAACGCTTGCTCGTTAAGATGGTCAATGACCACCTCGGGGCAACGGGTCAGGTTCAATGGCGGAATATGGGACAGCTTATCGGACGCGATACGAAATCCATGCAGAACCATTGGCAAGCAATCAAGAAGGATTATCGCTATAACGGCACCCGGTACATTTTAAGGGGTCAAACGCTCTTCGATGCGCCTCAGCTACCCAAGAAGAAAGATAAGCCAAAGACGACCCCTCTAAATAAGCGAGTGAAGGTATCTCGCTCTTTTCTCTGGGGTGCTGTAAAGGTTACGCGCTATGAATAATATCAAACTATTTCTCATCCGCAACTACGGATCGACATTGAACGCGGCTCAAACTCTCGACGTGACACCGAACACCGTTCGCAATTGGTGCGGGCGTATGCCTCGGAATATCCTCAAGCACCTCCCGGAGATATCGGAAACGTGCGGAGCGACATACGCGGAGATCGTCGAAGAGGTTTTGTTGTGTGAAAGGGAAGGCATTGAATGAAAATTATTTCATTATAACTTTGCCACAATGAACGGAATATGGATACCCCAGGAGATTTGGTTGCTGGACGACCTCTCTCCCATGCAAAGAATTCTCCTCTCTAAAATTCACGCGCTCAGTCACAAAGACGGGTCGTGTTGGGCGGGAGATGATTTCCTCGCTGAGTCTCTTGGGGTCTCTTCTCAATATGTGCGGAAGATGCGCAAGGAACTTTGCGAGACTGCACACATCAAATGTGAAGGGTATGGTTACCGAAGGAAGATGACTGTACTTGTAGAAGCAACTATCGGAACAAGCAACGATAGGAACAAGCAACAATCGTTGCAAGAAGAAGCAACTATCGGCGCAAAAGTTGCAACTACTGTTGCAAAAGTTGCAACTACAGTTGCGCAGAGTAAAGAGAAGAGTATAGATAAGAGTAAAGAGTTAGTAAAGAGAGTGCGTTTCCAAGAGCCAAGTTTGGAAGAAGCGATGGAATCGTTCGAACTTGCGGGATCATCTCGCGACGAAGGCGAGAAATTTTGGAACTACTACGAATCAAACGGATGGAAAGCCGGCAGAAATAAGATGAAGAATTGGAATGCTGCCGCACGTAACTGGATAAAACGAAGCAATGAATTTACAACAAACAAAACAGCAGCTCCAAAGCAACCAAGCAAAGACCAGCTTGCAGCATATCTCAAGCACGGGCATTTATAAACCCACGAACGAAGAAGCCTGGGCGGGTACAAATATCCTTACGAGCCTCAGACACCATCCCGAAGAGACTCGGGCGGCGGTCGTGACGATGATCAACAAGACGGTGGAATTCATCGACGCAAAGAAGACCCTTCACTCATTCGAGGATATGGCACTTTGCGCAGAGACCATCTTCGAGGTGTTCCCGGTTTTGAAACTCGAGGAGCTTCGCTTAATTTGCGAAAGGATGAAACAAGGATATTACGGCAATTTCTACGAGCGTTTGAAGATACAGGAGTTCCGCGACTGCATCATCAAGCATGAAGAAGAACGCGCATCGATTCTTGAGCAACAACACAAGACGGTGACACGAGGAGCCGAAGACCCTACCAACGTCCCTGAGTACGATCCCGAACAAGCGAAGCTCGAATGGCGCATGAAGAATAACCCCTTCTTGATACCCGGAAAAAACGATACAAATGAATAATTTTAAAAAGCTCATTGGTAAGAAATGCATCTACGTCAACGGCGAATTCCAAACTATTGACGACTTCAATGCAATCGACTGCACAATAGAACACGTGGATTTAATTGTTGAGGACAAATGGCCTTATACAGCTTGCGTCATTGTCAAACTTGCACCGGTGCATTGGGATCATGTTGATTCAGCAACCCTTGAAGATATGCAAGATGGAGTCGGCTTGGAAAACATCGCTGACATTGAACAATGACAGTAGCGAAAGCAAAGGCGAAGCTGGACAAGATATTCTCGCAATTCATCCGGCTGCGTGCGGTCAACGATGAAGGGTGGGGGGCTTGTTTTACTTGCGATCGCTTGCGCCATTACAAGAGTGCGGACGCTGGTCATTTTATGGTGCGGCAAAAGATGCCCACCCGATTCGATGAACTCAACGTTCAATTTCAATGTAAGGCTTGCAACGGATTCGAAGGGGGAGCACAATACGAATTCGCGAAACGTCTCGACGAACTACACGGAGAAGGGACAGCGGATCGCCTTGTTCGGTTGAGCAACGAAACGAAGCGATTCAGCGTTCACGAATTGGAGGCACTTTACAAAACATACAAAGAGAAGGTCGATGAACTCAGGAAATCGAAAGGGTTGGAATAGCTTCTTAACGAAGCATTATTCAAAACTTGTTCGCATCGCTCGACGATGGACGGACAGCCCTTCCGACCTTGTACATCACACTTACCTTCGATGCATTGACAAACGCTTTCCCGATGGGGAAAATGACAACCCGCTCGGGTACTTTGTTAAAGCCATGTACACCGAAGCCACACGAGGAAAATTCAAAGACTTATATCACGTAACAGATGCCGACCCCAAAGAACAAACCTTCGAAAGCGATTGGACAAAAGCAATCCAGCGAGAGCAAATGCAACTCATCCTCGACCGCCTCTCCTGGTTTGATAGAACCATCTTCTCTCTATACCTGCAAGGGTGGAACATGGCTGACGTATCTCGACGGTCTGGCGTTGGAGAATCGACCCTTTATCGCTCACTACATATCACCCGAAAAATCCTGAAAGATGTTCTTCGTAACGGCTCAAAAGAGGACTGACCGACTTAATATCTGCAAAGGCTGCGAACACTTCGTCGAGAAGACCAAGAGTTGCGGAGACCTCGTGACAGAAGCGTTCACGGACTCGAAGTTGTGCGGCTGTCATATGCCCACAAAGACCCGTCTCAAGGTTGCCTCCTGTCCCCTCGGTAATTGGGAAGCAGAAATAAAACAAGCCGACCTCGACGCGATCAAGACCTTTCTCAAAACAGAGAACCAATTCAGAACAAACGGACAACTCGCGAAGCTATATTCGAAGGTTACAGGAACGAACACCCAAGCAAGCCAATGCAGTTCGTGCAACCGTCGGATGCTCGCGGAATTACAAAAACTCATAAACGAAACAGAATGAGCTACACAACAACAGAACGAGATATCATAGCGGAGAACATCCGCGAATACCTCAAACAAGACCAGAAAGAGAAGTTTGAAGAACAGCACTTCGGAGGTGACCCCTTCCTCGTGAAGCGGGTTCTTCCCATGACCCAATACGACAAAGAGACCTTAGAGAATATCGCCCGGGATGTTGAGGGTCGTATATTGCACCCATGAGAAACGCAAGAAAAGCCCTGCTCCATTCGAAGAACTTCCTTCTCATTACGGAGAACGATAAAGCGATTCGACTCCATGCCGGGGACGATCCCGCGACTTTACTTCTAACCCTAGCCGTCCACAACGATGAATTCCGATATACCCTCGAAGCCGTCCTCGATCAAGCCAATGAAACTCTCGGGGATCAAACAAAACCCGACGAACCCTCGGATAATTAAAGACGATAAATTCCAGAAGCTCGTAACGAGTATAAAGGAGTTTCCGGAGATGCTCGAAGCGCGTCCAATTGTAGTGAACCCGGATATGATCGTCCTCGGTGGTAACATGAGGCTGAAGGCAGCCAAAGCCGCAGGACTGACCGAGGCACCCGTCTATGTCGCTACATGGGAAGAAAGCAAGGCGAAGGAGTTCATCGTAAAAGATAACGTTGGTTTTGGGGAATGGGATTGGGATATCCTCGCGAACGAATGGGACGCAGCAGAACTTGATGAATGGGGTCTTGATGTATGGCAACCCGAAGAAGAAGAAGAGGTCGAAGGATTGACCGACCCCGACGAAGTGCCCGAAGCACCCGAAGAGCCAAAGACCAAGCTCGGTGACCTCTATATCTTGGGAGAGCATCGTTTGCTTTGTGGAGACTCTACGAAGGCTGAGGACGTGGAGAGGCTAATGAACGGACAGAAGGCGGACGCGCTTATTACCGACCCTCCGTATGGAATCAACGCCAATAATCAAACGCTTGGAAGCGGTAAGAAGCAATTTCATAGGGGAGGCGATTGGGATAAAACCCGCCCCGAGATAACCGCTCTGCTCGGTTTAGCATCGACTCAAATAATTTGGGGGGGTAATTACTTCTCCGATGTGCTATCCCCAACTAACGATTGGCTTTGTTGGCACAAAAAAAACGACGGATTATCTTTCAGCGAATTCGAGTTGGCATGGACAAACCTTGGCAAGAACTGCCGTCTACTTTCTCATCATTGGGGCGGAGAGAATAAACTTCACCCAACAATGAAACCCGTCGCGGTTATGGAGTGGTGTATTGACATGACTCAAGGAACAATTATAGACCCATTTCTAGGGAGCGGTTCAACCTTTATAGCCGCAGAGAAAACAAACCGCAAATGCTACGGAATGGAATTAGACCCGAAGTATTGCGATGTCATTGTAAAGCGATGGGAGGACTTCACAGGTAAAAAGGCGGAGATATGGAAGCCGTGAAGACCAACACATCCAACACCAAAAAAGAAGCGATGCTCGAAGCATTGGAGAAGTCTTTGGGTATTGTATCAACAGCCGCGAAGATGGTTGGGATTGACCGCTCGACCCATTACGCATGGTTAAAGGCAGACGAGGAATACAAGAGCGCGGTCAACTCAATTCAAGACGGTGTCCTCGACTTCGCAGAATCTCACCTTTACAAACTCGTGAAGGAAGGCAACCCAGCAGCGACGATTTTCTTCCTCAAGACTAAAGGCAAGAAGCGCGGATATATCGAACGGCAAGAGATAGAGGTAACAGAGAAGAAG